CTATCGGTGATACAACTATAACATCAAATCCTCTAATAGCAGTAACTGGGTTATCTGCAACCTCAAGTGTTGGATCAATATCCCCTGCTGATGTAATGGGATTAACAGGAGTTTCATCAACTTCATCTGTTGGGTCTTTAAGTCCTGCAGATGTCATGGGATTAACAGGTCAATTGGCTACAACTTTAGTTGGAGAAATAGGAATTCAAGCATATCAAGACGTTGACACTGGTTCAAATACGTCGTATACAAGTGTTGCAACTGGGTCAAATACAAGTTATAGTGACGTAGCATAGGAGATAAAATATGGCATCAACATTTTCACCTTTAGGTATAGAACTTCAGGCAACTGGAGAAAATGCCGGTACTTGGGGTACGAAAACTAATACAAATTTACAATTAGTAGAACAATTAGCAGGTGGGTTTACTCAACAAGCTTTTAGTAGTGATGCAGATATCACTTTATCTGTATCTGATGGGGCTACTGGTGCAGTTCTTGCACACAGAGTTATAGAATTTACAGGAACAATATCAGCATCAAGAAACGTAACAATACCAAATGATGTACAACAACTTTATTTATTAAAAAACTCAACATCTGGATCTCAAAATGTTGTATTTAAATATGCTACTGGATCAGGCTCTTCTGCTACAATAGCAAATGGTAAAACAATATTAGCTTTTGCAAGAGCAGATGATTCATCAAATCCAAATATAACTGCTGTAGAATTTGGTGGAGATGTTGTTGATGATACAACACCACAATTAGGTGGTAATTTAGATACTAATTCTTTCATGATAGATTTTGATGACGATCATGGAATACGTGATGAAAATGGTAATGAACAATTACAATTTCAAACAACAGCCTCTGCGGTCAATCACTTTGATATAACAAATGCTGCAACTGGTAATAGTCCTACTATTTCAGCGGTCGGTGGAGATACTAATATAGACCTTACTTTAGTGCCGAAAGGCTCAGGAGTTGGTAAATTAACTAATGCTAATGGTACTAGCTCAACACAAAAAATAACAACTGATGGAAAAGGTATTGTCTTCTCCATGGTTTTCGGGTATTAATATAGAAGGAGAATAAAAAATGGCAACACCGAATCTAGCAAATATAGCAACGATAACACCTAAAAATGCTATGGGTAGTTTATCTGAT